GGGGATGATGATATCATCTCCAAAGACAGCCACCGTTCCTTCGAGAGCCTCAACGGCCTCCCTGTTAACCTTAGAGCCGCGTGCAGTTAGCACACTGGCAATGGCAACAGATAGGAAGATGAGACTTTCAACCGGAAAGGTACAGGCGCTGCCCATCGTGCTGAATTTCTTCAGCTGGGTGACTCTCGGCAACGAATTGTCAAGAGTTTGACCCAAAAGACGGGTACGCGTCGCACGTAAGGCTTGCAACAGGCCAAGATTTGACCTGAAAGCTTGCCCTACCACGTGACAAGTGACTCTATCGGAGGCTGCAGAGAGATCTACAGTCGCCAAGGAGCCATCCTCCGACCCTCGTGTACATAGCCGTTGATTCAGCGTTTGGTCCGTAAATCGGACAAACCTGTTTATCCACGACTTGCGTACACGATTACCGAAGTAGTGCCATAAATTTTGTTGGCACCACTGGTGTTCACTCGGCTCCGCCGCAATAAGGCGGGGCTTTGTGTAGGTCTTCGGAACGTCGACGAGTCGTGACATCGGCTCTATTGAGCTTATGCCCATCTTTTCGACGTTGTCAGCCCAAGAGCTCCAACTGTGGAATCCACAGTCTGCTATTGGGTACACGCGTTCAAGGCGGTCACTCCAATTCCTCCAACTGTATTTGTTGGTGGGACCGGTAACCTCCGAGATCGCACCTGGGCCGTGTCTAAAGCGCCAGTCCTCAAACCGATAAGGTCCGAGGGTGGTGTTGAGCAATCCAAACACTTGGTCTAGATTGTTCAAAAAGACTAACAGTTCCCTACATCTCGAAGGGAACTCACGCGCCAATTTCGAATGGAGATACTCCGAGTTCCGAAAACCGGAATAAAGAGTCTCCAACTCCTCATTGGTAACGTGAACAGCATCCCAGACCTTTTCAGGTGTAGGGAGGCTGTCGTCGATCGCAAGAAATTCAGCGACTTCTCGTTGAACCGCTTTGCGACCGCAGTGCAGACTTGCCTTTTTAGCAGCAAATAGTATTTGCCGCAGGAAAAGGATCGCCTGTACATCATAGTCTTTCCTTAGACAACCAGACTCGTTGAAGACGAGTAAGTACAGTCCCCTAAGAAACTTAGGGATTTGTACTCTGTTGGAATACCTCCCCCCAAGGGGAAGTCCCGACAGTTTGTACTCACCTTCGGAAAGGCATCTATCTAGATGCTTTCCCAAACGGGGAAGGTCAACCACAAACGTGTGGATACCCCTCTCCGAGACGAGTCTATCGAGTCGAGCGAAATCTCTTTCGAATTCGACCCGAAGCGTCGGGTAGGCATACTGCGCATCTTCGAAAAGATGCGCGTATACCTGCCGCAATTCCTGTACGTGGCGTTTAGACATGGGTCTTCCTTTCAACAAGGTCGATCGAATGTCCCACGCATGTACGGGAGCACACGCCAAGAGGGTTGGAAACAAGAGTCGACTTGCGTCAACTCTCCCAGCCCATCAAGGAGTCGAGGAAAGCATTCGTCGTCACGATCATAAGATCAGCGACGGCGTCCGCATTTTCGACGTCCAGGTCATTGGGCAATTGCTCAATGACGAAGTACATCTTCCTCGTGTGTTCAGCAGCACCATCCGCAACCGCATAAATCGTCTCAACGTATTCAACGTTGTGACGGTCATACGATACGCGGGCGGCCGTCGCAGTAGTTTTACTGTGGCGGATCCGCACACGGTGCTCCTGCAACGCCTCCTTCAACAGGTACTCCGAAGAGTACGCGTCCTGGTTGATCTTCACCAAAACGAGGTCGCCCCCGCTGTGAGGAAGAGTCAGTGTGTTCCCTAACATAAGGAATTCTCCTAGTCTCGAACGCGATCCCGAGGAAGCAACGTCTTCACGTTACTTCTTCCATTTCAGGACCGCTAACGATCCCAGGATCGACAACTTCTTCCATTCTAAGAATGGAAGCGTAGTCGTCACAGTAAACGGGAGGCCAGGTGTGATATTCACATATCGCACTTTGACCACCTGACGTTCCCAGTATGGTCCAATAACTTTGAACCAGGGACTGTTAACGCCCCCACCTATGTCACGGTATTTGCTTTCGCAAGTTACCGTGCGCATAATGCAGGGCTTGGACCAGGTTACACCAACTGTGTTGTTGTGCATGGAGATGAAATCTCCAACGCCCGCAAACCAGTCGATAAACCAGCTCCATGGGAGCAATTCCCATGCAGTGTTTAGAGCCTCATACGACGTTATTCCGAATACCAACCTGCGAGCAAGCATTGCTAGCTCTGGGGCGGTCGCGGGTAACGTTGTTGTGCTGTCCAATATCCATTGAACAGAACCCCACACCTTACTGGTGTAGGTGAGGTCACGGTAGGCTTGCTTATACCCTAGTGTTGATTCTAGGGTCGTCCGGCTAGTTGCCAGCACTTCAAGCAACTCCTTCCCAAGTCCAATACGTTTACTGATGAAGCCTTTATCCCGAAGACGCGTGAGCTCCTTGATCCGTTCATCAACGGCTTCTTGGAACCTACACATCAACTGGATATCCCTAATCATGG